TCAGCGGTTGACTGCATGGTCGCGCTCCCGTTGCCATATTTTTACCGCCTCGTTGGCCAGTCTGCGAATCATGATCGGGGTGTTGTGCAGGCCGTTTTTGGCCTCCAGTGCGGCCTGCACGTTGGCGAGGTTGGCGGGCATCACGAAACCCGCGCCGAACGGCTGTGCACCGTCAGGCACGTTGCCGAAGTAGACGACAAGCCTGGTGTCGTGCGTGGCGGTGCAGGCCATCAGATCGACCTGCCACCGCTCACGCCATTTGTACGTCCTGCTGACCATTCCGGCCCTCATTTTTTTGGTTCCAGCGGAATTTTAACCCATTCTCGCAACCGACGGTCGCTGTTGTAGGTGTCCGTCATCGACCTGCGCCGGTGGCCGAGCAGCTTGCGGGTATCGATGCCCTGTGCGTCGTAAAGCCGCTCGGCCAGAGACCGTTGCTCATGAAAAGTCGGCGGTGTCCCCTCGCTGCTCCAAGGGCCGCAAACAGTCTCACGCAATCGGCAAAACCGCACCGATAAAAGAGAGGCATTGACCGGCAGCCCATGCGCCTTGTGCGCTGTATGTAGCAGATACGGCGTAGCGCTGCCATCGCGGCAGAGGTCTATCGCATCGCCAACCGACCAGCCGATGGCCTCGCAGCGCAGCGCCAGCGGGATGGCCACGCGTGCGCCGGTTTTTTCTTGGATCACCCAAAGATGACCATCAAAAACATCCTCGGCGAATCGCATCTTAATGATGTCCCCGCGCCGCTGGCCGGTGGTGACGGCCAGCAGCATCGCCCTGTGTAAGTAAGGGTACGGGCAGCGCGACGCCACCTCGCGCTCGGTGGCGGCGAGGTGGCGAGCAGCCCAGTCGGCGACGGTGGGGGCGCGTTTAAAAAAATTAAGCATTGGCCTCTCCAAGCGCTAAAAAGGGCGTCCGTCTTTTGACTGGCCAAAAAATCCCTTTTCACCGTCCCACTGCATTATGCCAGTGACCGTGAAACATTCCTGCCCATTGAGCGGCTGGATGAGAGTATGCCATTCCCCGTCATCAACCCTGTACACCCATGACACATACGCAAAATCGTAAACGTTGTGACGCACGTTGTGTGTTGCTATGCCCGACGAGCCTATATAAATATCACCATAAGCCGCTCCTGTCATTCGCGCGATTACGCTTTTTACCGTATTTTTGTGCGCCATTGCGTTAAGCTTTTTCATATCGCCACCCCATTCTTCCGCGCCGCACAAACCCATCTGGCCTGCCGAAGTAGACGGCGTTTTGCCAAAACGTGAGTGCGTTTTTACGTTTGCCGATATAGGCGTGTAGCCCGGAGTTGTAGGCCATCGTTTTTCCGTCACTCACCCGCATGGCGTGGCGCGGCACAGATCCCGACATAAGCAAACACCGCTCCATCGGAAAAACGTCGATCTCCGTTTTTACGCCCGCCACTCTGGCGTCGAGCCAGCCCGTCCGAAACGCGCTTTGCAAATCGCGGTAGGTCAGCATGGCTTATCTCCCTTAATCGCGCGTCCGATCAAGCGCGAATGCTGTTGCACCCATTCTTCCCAGTCGGCGACGCTGGCGTCCGGCCCCGGACACAGGACATCATCGTCATCACTTGACATGTCGTAAACAGCCGTGATGATGCTTTGCGCTGCGCCGCCGCCGATTTCGCGTGGCCGAAAAACTTTGGTGAGCGGAACGTCCTTACCGCCGACCGTGAAACCAGACACCGGCGTAGTAATCAGCGCCGAGATAACGCCCCGGATTTTGCGAGCGTGATTCCGCGCCGCCATAACGGCATCGTCCCACGACATCGTTGTGAGGTCGTACTCTTCGCGGGTCATCGTCGGGTCGCTCGGGGCTCCGTAAACGATATAGAGTGTGGCAATGTGGTTTTGTTTCATGATTCATCTCCGTAGAGGCCGGGGCGTGCCCCGGCGGGTGGTTGGTCAAGTGTTTTCGCGGGTATGCCAGGGCTGGCGGCGGATGTATCCGTAGTCGCCGTCAGCCTCGGAAAGGGTCAGCGTTTCAATTTCGCCGCTCATGGTTTCCCATTCGTCCAGGGCGATAACCACTCCGGTTACCGCATAATGGCCGCCTTCGCTCTGGGCGATTCTGTATTCCGCCTGCCAGGCATGGATGCGCAGTTCGGCGTTGCTCCACTCGTGGCCGCTGCCGAGGCGGTGTTTTTCGATCAGGAAGGCTTCGATTTTGCGGTAACCGGCCTCAGTGACTTGAGGGATCAGGTCTGCGCCGTCGGCGAAGGCTTTGCGTGATTTGATGTGTGACATATTTACAATCTCCGTAGAGTCCGGCTACTGGCTGGAGGCAGATGGGACGGGGTTGTTCCATAGGTGTAACTATACGCTATTGCGCATAGTCCGGCAAGCCTGTAAAGTTGATCCATGTCAAAAAGTTTCCATTTTGTGCAATTCAGTAAGAGCTTGCCCCCTCCCCAACCCTCTCCCGCAAGCGGGAGATGGGGCAAACCCCCGTCGGCTTCGCCGACACCCCCTTTGGAAAGGGGGCTTTGGAATTAGTTGCTGATCAGCAGTTCGCTGGCGGTGTGGTCGTTGTTGCTGCCGACGGTGTATTTCAGCTTGACTTGTTTAAATTTGAAGCCTTTGAAGATGCGTCTAATCTCCACGTGGTCGTTGAGGGAGAGGATGAAACGGCCTTTGATCGCCGTCAGTTGTGTTGCCAGACGCTCGAAATCGGCGCGCTCGAACAAGCCTTTGCCGTAGTAGTCCTCGCACTGGTAGTAGGGCGGGTCGAGATAGAAAAGGGTGGTGGCGCGGTCGTAGCGGCTGATGAAATCGCCGTAGGGCAGGCACTCGATGATCACGGACGCCAGCCGCTCGTGGACATCATCCAGCATCGGGATCAGCTTCGTGATGTCGAATTTGCCCGGACGGTCAACGTGTGAACCAAACGTTTGGCCGTGGCGTTTTCCGCCGTAGGCAACACGTTGCAGGTATAAAAATCGTGCGCTGCGCTCCAGATCGGTCAGGGTGTTCGGTGGCGTTTTGAGCAGGCGGTCGAAGTCTGCGCGTGTAGTGATCTGGTAGCGCAGCATCTCCAGAAAAGGCGTGTAGTGCCGCTGGAGCACTCTGAAAAAGGTGGCGACATCACGGGAGTAATCGTTGATGACTTCGCCTTTCGCTCTAAACGGGCGGCGCAGAAAAACGCCGCCCATGCCTACGAACGGCTCGGCGTAGGTCTGGTGCGGCACCTCTGCGATGGCGTCGATGATCTGCGCGGCGAGGCGCGATTTGCCGCCAACGTAGGCGGCGACGGGTGAAACGGGTTGAATTTGTTGAAGCATAGCAAGCCTTTCAGTGTTTAAAAAATCGAAAATCTGGTAGGCTTGTCCCGCTGCGACGTCGCGGCAGGGGACTTGCCCGGCTTGCAGGGTATATCTGCATTCTGGGGCTGTGCCGGTGTGTTGACGCACATCGTCACAGCGCCCCTCTCTTGTTTTGTTTATTTCACGGCTCCACCCCAAACCAGCGCAGAATAACAACGCCACCTGTCCCTGCAACGGGTTGTATCGTTCCTGTCCCGCCTTTGCCTCCGCTGCCGTAAGACTTTCCGTTTAAAACGCCGATAACGTTTCCGCCGCCCGCGCCGCCGCCGCTTGCGTCGCCAGCGAATCCAGCCGATCCAGGAATATTCCGTCCAGTGAGATCACCATTAAAACCAAAGATCATCCCACCTTGACCCCCTACGCCTTGAGCGGTGTTCGTCGCGCGCGTTCCTCGATAGCCGCCGTTTACTACAAAATTTGTGCCAGCGCCTCCGATTTGAAATTTTTGAATGTAGGTTTGGCCGCCGGTCGCTCCGTCTGTGGGCGCCGTACCGCTTACACCTGCGTTTCCGCCAGCGCCGACAATGCCTGTGATTATTTCACCTGGCGTAACGTAGCCGATCATGTCGAAAAGTGCACCGCCACCGCCACCACCGCCACCGCAATAACCATTACTGCCACCACCACCACCGCCGCCGCCGCCGCCGCAAAGATCGTACCAAAGCACACGAACACCGGCGGGCACCGTGAATGAGAATGCACCGGGCGCCTCTATGATTTTTGTCTGCCACATCGCGCGCGGCGAAGAAGCAATCGCCGCAACCAGCGCGTTGTACTGCGACAACGCCGTCGCTGCTGATTGCCGAGAGTTCACGGGCGCGTCGAGATTGTCGATTAACGCAACGCGCCCCGGCGTCAGGCGCAGCCAGAGTTGCCGAATGAAATTCTGGGTTTGTGTGTTTAAAAGCATTTTATTGTCTCCTTATGCGCTGATTATGCATACACCCACGCCGCAGAGAGCAGATTGCCATCTGTGGTGTAGGTGTAGGTTTGTGTTCCGATGTTTCGCCATGTCGCGCCGCCGTCTTCGGAGTACGAGAGCGTGGCCGTGTGCAACAGGCCGTTGCTTGCGCCGCTGGTGTAGTAGGTGTATTGCGCGCGCACGCGCACGGCGTTGTCTGCGTTGATCGTCACCGCCTGCGTGGCGTTGTCGGCGACGTAGGTGTAAGTCGGCGCTGACCAGCCGATGCCGCCGTACAGCGCGGCGTTGATGTAGTGGACAAGGTTGTTGTCGCGGATTTTGTCGATGGCGGTTTGTCGCGTCTGCGTGATGTTCGGCGCGGCGACGTCAAAGCGTGGTAGTGGTCTGGTAGTCATGGTTTCCTCTGTTTGTTTTTAACCACAAAAGGCACGAAAGAGCACGAAAGAATGACGGGAAGCAAACCCCCGTCGGCTTCGCCGACACCCTCCCCGATCAAAATCACTTCGGGGACAGGCTCTTTGAAAAGGGGGCTTTTCCTTTTCGTGCCTTTCGTGTTTTTCGTGGTTAAAATCATTTTCAAACTCCGCGTATCGTCCACTCGACAACGCCTGTCACGCGCTTGCCGGTGTTGTCGCGCAGGTAGATGTCGAACTGCATGGTGCCGTTGCTGTTGATCCGGATCGCGCCGCGTGATGGCGTGTAGTCCTCGGTGCCGGTATAAACGAGATCGACAGGCGCATCGCCGACGTAGCCGGAGTACCGCCCCGTCGTTCGCGCGGTGAAAACGCCGGTTGCGCCCACGGTGAGGCGACCACTCTCGACGCGCGGCACGGGGTCGAGCGTAATCAGCGGTTTGCCGGAGAGGGTGTAAGCGCCGACGCTGTTGATGCGGACGCGGGCGTAGCGGGCAGTGCGCTCGGCAACAATGAAGTTGCTTTGCGTGATATACGGCTGCCACGCGCTGCGATCCACGGACAATTCAAGAATGAAATCGGCTGGCCGCATGTTGCCACTGCCATCATCGTGATTGACGAACGCCGCCGACGACGCCCATGCGCCCATCACCGGCACACCGATGTCCCACTCGTGCGTCAGCAGCTCACTCGCGCCCGCAGCGCACGGCACGGCAAACGGAACGCCTGCGAGATCGGCAAAGGTGCCGGTAGCGTCGTCAAGATCGGCGTGACCGTAGTTGATCGCTTCTCCGCGATCCGATGTCCAGTGGTCACGCAGATCGGCCAGCACTGTCCAGCGCGTCGCGTGGGTTGCGCTGGCGACATCGAGCGCGGCGTAATCGACGAAGCGCGCGTCGGTGTCGATGTAAACACGTAACGGCGTCGCCAGCGCGTTGACGGAGTGGTTGCCGACCGAATCCAGCGCCTTGACCATGTAGATGTACAGCCCCGCTTCCTGATCCGGTATCGTGGCGCGGATGATGTTCGTTGTTGCGACAACCTCGCCGGAGAGCCACAGTGTTTCGACCACTGCCGCATCGGAAATGTCTGCGCCCGTATCAGGCGCACGTCGCACCTCATAGGTGATCGGGTCGATGTCGTGCGCCGCTGTCCATTCGAGACGCACGGTGCCGTTCTGGTCGAGGCGCTCGATCCACGCCTCGATGTCCGATGGCGGCAGGTATTTGCCGAGCGCGACGACGGTTGCGGTCGCCCAGGGCGAAAAGAAGGTGCGCGTCTTTGTCGAAACGCGGATCGTGTAGGTTTCGCCCTCGATCACCGGTGGTGATTGGTATCGGTTGATCGGCATGGTCACGCGCTCGACGAGCGCGCCATTGCAATAAAGCTCGATCACATACTCGACGTTGTACGCCCATCCCGTCGGGCGATCCCATGTCGCAAAAAGCGCCGACGCTACGGTGTCCCCGCCCACGGCATCGAAAATACTCAAACGCTCATCGACGATCAGGTTTTCCGGCGTCGGCGGCGACGAGGGGTCGGGCAATGTGGTGTCCGGGTAGGTCGGCTGCGCGCTGACGTTGCCGCTCCACATCTCCGGTTGATACTCGACCGTGTTGAGTTTATATTTTCCGAGACCGATCACGGCAGGCTCGTCAACGATAATAAACGGCTTGCCCTGCGGATACTCAGGGTAGGGGATCGTCACCACATCACCTGCTTCAAACACCAGACCGATGTCGCGGCACTCGACATCGAGTTCCAGATTGCCGAGTTGCAGTTTCAGCAGATGCTCGACGGCAAACCGCTGCGCCTCCTGATATGAGTTGATCATCGGCATGTTGAGATTGCTTTCCGACCAGCGCGTTGTTCCTTCCTGCGTTCCGGGCGCATAAGCGAACGCGGGCGCGTCCTGCGGCGGCTTGATCGTGTTGTCGGAAAACGTGACGTTGATCACCGTCGGCGACTGATCGACGCCGCGACGAATCGGGCGCGGAACGCCAATGATGCCTTTTTCAGCGTTGTCAAAGATGTAAACACTGGCGCGCGGTTTGTCCACCATCATCCGGATCACGCCGTTGGTTTTGTTGAGATAGACGTGCGCCTGAATCCGCAGCAACTCGACAAGCTGGATTGTTGAAAGGCGCTCTTGGATGGCGTAGTTGATCGTCCAGCGTTTCTGGCCGTTGACGAGTTCGTCGCAGTAGTCGGCGGCGGCTTTGACAGATTCCCAGTCGATGGCTTTGCCCCAGCCGTAAAGATCGTTGGAAATGAAGTCCGCCAGCGCCAGCGCCGGATTGCTGTTCCAGTATTTCGCGCCTGATCGCGGGTCGTAGAGCAGCATCCCGCGAATTTTCGCGGTGAGGTTGCTCGGATCGACCTGCGATGTATTCGGTACTTCGATGATCGAATAGCAGCGGCGGTTGAGTGTCGCATTAAACGTTTTGCCCGGCTTTGCGGCCTGATAGGCGGTTTTGAATCCCGCGTCAGGCGTCGTCTGAGTGCCATCGTAGTGCCGCATCACCACATCGTTCGGCAACGGGTTTCCGTTGCTGTCGCAAACTTCTTGCACACCGACCACCGGCCCAAGTGACCACAGAATGCAGAGATACGAGCGGTTGTTGTAGGTCACAGCATCCAGATATTTCGCGCCGAGAAAATAATCGCCATAGACGAGCGGGATCACCGATCCGATCGCGGCGATCGATGCGGTCTGCCATTCGCGGGGAGCGCTTGGCGTCGAGGCGTTGACGATTCCGGCAGTGCTGCCGCCGCCGAAGTTGTTGGGCGGGACGATATAGTCAGAGAATAAATTTCCGCCCGGTAATTTTGGCACAGGGATGGCGTTTGGTGTATCAATGTAGCCCGGATCGCCAGGGCGGAAGCCGGTGTCTGTTGATCCCGGCGGCGGAATCCAGGGCGCGGCATCGGCGGACGTCGATTTGAAATACACGGCTACACCTCCACCAGTTCCACCGTGTAAGTGCGCCGGAAGCGCTTCGGCTCTGCATAAGTTGGGCGCTGTTTAAATTTCCACACGCGCGGCTGGCCGTCCATCTCAAAAATAAATGAGGTGTACCTGTTCGCTTCGTAAAACGCTGTCAGTTGCGTCCAGTGCTTTTCTTCGATCCACGAGTGGATGAGCCGGTAATTGTATTTTTCGTTTTCGTGGGCGAGGGTTGTCGCCACCGTGCCGTCGGTCGTCGTGACCGTGCTGCGCCCGTCGCGCAGCGAGACAATGCCGCTGGCGCTGCCGATGGGGATGTTGGGATAAACCGGATAGCTCATGGTCAGAGGTCAGGGGTCAGAAAAACCATTTCACGCGAAGCCGCGAAGGCGCGAAGAACAACAAACCCCCGTCGGCTTCGCCGACACCCCCTTTGGAAAGGGGGCTTTTCGTTCCTTCGCGGCTTCGCGTCTTCGCGTGAGAAATTCTTTGTGTTCTCTTTTCGATCTTGCTGTTAAAAACAAAAATCATGTCCTTATCCCCATCAAGGTGATTTTGCCCTGCCCGAATTTGATCACTGCGCCGCCGGGAAGCGGGTCGGGATAGTCGGCAGTCGTCACGCGCTCGCGCGGCGAAAAAAGATGCGCGCCATCGTCGGCGGCGATGTTGATTTGCAACGTTCGCGCATCATTGGCGCTGATCTGCGTCAGATCGGCGAACGCATCGAGGATCAGCACCGGAGAAACCGAAAAATTAAACGTCGGCGCATACCAGATTTTGATCGGCGCGCCGACGATGCCGGAGGCCAACATCGTCGCCATCAGCGCATGATCGGGATCGGAGATCACGAGTGTGCCCGTCTTGGCGTAGGGCGTTTGCGCTTGCAGTTGCACCGAGACAAGCTCGCCGCGCGTCCACAGTTCGCCCTGCCACACGACTTCTCCCCATGAGCACAGGCGCACAGGCACATGCAGGTCGATCTGCACCAGCATTCCGGCACGGGTGGCGTCAGAGTGCTCTTGCAGCAGCGGAAAAAGGTGGGTTAATGGGCGCATGACTTAAAACCCTTTAACCACGAAAAACACGAAAAGCACGAAATAAGCGTCATTGCGAGCGGCCTTCAGCCACGAGCGCAGCGTGGCGGGAAGCAATCCAGAGAATCCCCATCCCCACCCCAGCCCTCCCGACCCTCTCTCCCGACCTCTCTCCCACATGGGAGAGAGGAGGGAAACGCCTCCCCTCTCCCCGTCATTCCCGCGAAAGCGGGAATCCAGCAGCACGAGGGGCAGGGGGAGAGGGATGGAAGGGGAGGGAGTTGTCTTTCCTTCGCGGCTTCGCGGCTTCGCGTGGAACAAACCCCCGTCCGCCTTCGGCGGCCACCCCCTTTGGAAAGGGGGATTTTCGTGCCTTTCGTGTTTTTCGTGGTTAAACATTTAATTTAACTCCGACGCCCGAATCTTTTGTGTTTTCTGTTGCGATGCCGCCGCCTGCTCTTGCAGCGACATCGCCAGCGCATACAGCGATCCCGCTGCCGCGCTCATGGCTGCCGCCGAATGACTGCCTGCCTGCTGCTGCATCGCCGCGGCACGGGAAACGGCTTCAACAAAAGATTCCGCCGACGATCCCACCGATTCCCCGAACGATTCGCCGCTCGACGCCTGCTGCTGCGCCGCCTCCTTGATCAACTGGTGGGCGGCGATGAAAGCGGCGTCGGGATCGTTGTCGAGCAGCAAAGGCTTGGTGTCAAGGCTCATGCTGTTTCGAGCTTCGTTGAGCGCAGTTGCCGCATCGTTAAGTTCTTCGAGCCCGATCATGATCGGCTTCTTGATGTCTCCCATGATTTCTTCAATGGGCTTCAGCCAGCGTTCGCCCACCGGATCATCAATATCAGGCAGATCTCTTAAAACAACATCATAAACGTCTGCTCCGAGTTGTTTGGCAACATCCAGAATCGCCTGCGCCAGTGTGTTTCCAGCGTCGACGATGTTTTTCTCTGCGGCGTCAACGCCGGTGTAAATGTCGATGAGTGTGCCGATGCGATCATCTTTACTCGCCTGCAACTCATCGAGCTTGCGCAGATATTCTTCTCTGCGCGCCCTTTGCTCGTCCGCCGAGAGCAGGCTCCATGCCTCGCCCATGTTTGACGTGATGCGATCAAAAAGCCGCTGGATTTCTGCTGGGTCTGTCGCATTCTGAAACTCGATGTAGGCCGCGTCGGCCTCTTCTTTTAGCCTGTTGTATTTTTCTTGATCCGATAGCCCGCCGAATTCGATCGTCCGGCGCAGGTCGCCAATGGACTTGTCCATCGCCCTCGACATCTGCTCGATCGTTCCGATCACGGCGTTGAATGCCGGCCCCAGTTGCATCAGTTGCAGCGCCATCTGCCGCCCCGATTCGGTGCTCATGTCCATCGATGCGACAAGTGCGCGGTATGCCTCGATGGACGACGGTATCGGCGTCTCGATGTCGGCAAACGCATTGCGCAACACCTCGGCGGCGTCGCCGAACTTGTCCGATTCGGAGGCGAACGCATCCCAGAATGAGGCCATCAACTCTGCCAGCGGCTCGATGCCTCCCGCATCATCGACAAGCGCCTGTCTGTCGGCAGCGCCATCGAGGCCGACGCCCTCGAAGTTGATGCCGGTGATCCTCGCCAGCCTGTTCGTTGCCGTGAACGTGTCGGTCAGTCGGGCAATCGTTTCGTAGATCAACTCGCCCTTGTCGGCGACCGCTTCAAAGTCAGCCTCGGTCAAGCCGGTGACGCCGAATATCCGTTGCTGCACGCCCTTGATATCGTCGAGGACGCGCAGCGAATGGAAAATTTTTCCGATTTCGGCCTGAAACTCTTCCGGGTCAAGGTCTTTCAGGTCTGTAACGTATTCGCCCCAGCCTTCGCGGATCGATTCGACCGCCGTCGTCGCCATCTCGCGGAAAATGCGGACAGTTTCTGCCCTGAGTTTGTCCTCTACATCGTCCCACTTGCCGCTGGTCAACACCACACGGATATTCTGCGACCAGTCCTCGCCGAACACATCTTCAAAACTCTTGCCAAACTCTTTCAGGAAATCGGAAACATCCCTCGGAATGCGTCCGATCGTTTGATCGATCAGCATGCTCATCCGGCGATCCATCGGAGCCTTCTCGGTGCCGCGCCGGTTTCGCCGGAATAATCCGCCCTGCTGGAACCAGTCCTGGAACATCTCTCCTTCGAAGCCACCCATCGTTAGCGACCCGCTCACGCCGCCCTCTCTGGCCTCTGGTTTCTTATAACCGAATACCCGCGTCCACAGCGCCGATCCGGTAAGCAGCGACGCGATGCGTCCGCTGAAACCGATGTTTTGCAGCAGCTTGTCCAGTCCAAGCTGGATCGCGCCGTTTAAAAAAACGCCGCCGAGAACACCGCCGGAACCGAGCAGGCCGGAGATGATGGCGTGCTTCCCAAGTTCTTTGACCATATCGTTGCGTTGGCCGTCAGGCTGCCAGCCCTGACCATACAGCTTGTCGTTCGCGGTCATCGCCGCGATGATCCAGCCGATGTAGGGGATCATCCTCATGAACGACGCGGCACCGCCGGACAACTGTGGCGCGATCGACATTTGTCCTGCTGAGTTAAATACCGGCCCCATTTGAGAAAGGCCAAGCGTTTGCCCCATGCCGGAGGTGGCAAACATCTGAAATATGTTCTGGAACTGGCCAAAAATTCCCGTGAAGCCGTTGCCTATCGTTTGCATAAACGATTTGCCAGCCACGTTTCCGCCGCTACCGAACATCGACATGAAGCTGGAAAAGAGATTACTCCCGGAGCCGCCACCTCCACCCATCAGCGAACCAAACAAATTCAGCCCGCTGTTGACGGTGAACTCGACTATCGGGCGAAGAATCATCGTCTTGAAGAGATTGACAGCCGCGTCTCGGAAGTTTTCGAGAAACCCTTTACCATTCTCAAACCCGCGCATGATCGCATCGGTCAGGGTCTGGCTGATCTGCTCGGCAGCTTTCTTGCTGCGATCGACCATGTCGTCAAAGGCTTTTTTGACTTGGGTCTTTTGATCGAGTTGCTTGTAAACGTTGATCAGCCGCTCCTGTTGCTCGACCGCAGTTTGAAGCACCACCCACGCGCGTTGTGTTGCGATGGTGTTATCTATCGTCGCCTGCTGGAGTTTGAGCTTTTCCAGCGTCAACTCGGCAACTTGCACTTTGGTCAACCCGAAAAGCTCGTTTTCCTTTTCGACCTGCTCCAGCTCGCGCTCGATGGCTTTCTGCACATCATCAAACGTTTTGAAATAGGCGGTCTTCGCCTCGTTGACCGCGTTGAGAGCGTCAAGCTCAAGTTTGAGCAGGCGATTTTCTTCCGCTTTTTGCTTGAGTCCAAGCGGCGTTTTAGCGTATTCCTCCGCTTTCAGTGCGTTGTACTCCGCTTGCGTGATGTTCAGCTTTTTCCCATTGACAATCACGCCCGACAAAAGCTGGTCAAGCCCTTTGAGCATGTTGAGGTACTCGCCTGTCAGCCCGTCGCCCCGCTCGATTTTGAGCGTGGCCTTTTTGTGAATGGACTCTAAAAACTTGCCCCATTCGTCAGCCGCGCTTTTCGCGGACTCGGATAAACCTTTGCCCATCGCTTTGGCTTTCGTCGTCACAGTATCGGCAGCGTCGCCGAGTGCGCTGATGGCGTCTTTCGTTCCGTTCGTGGATTTTTTGGCCTGTTCTTGCGCGATTTCGTAATCGGCCATGTCGTCAGTGATCTGGTTGATCGCCGACAGATTTGCAGCAAGCTCTTTTTTCAGCCTGATCTGCGCTTCGGCAAACGTTTCCGTTTTCGCCGCAGATTCCAGATACTCATCTGCATACGCTTTCAGCGCGGCAGCAGCACCGTCCATCTTGGGTATTTTTTCCAAGCCTGCGGCGATTTTTAACAAGAAGTTTCCGAACACCGTTTGGAATCCGGCCACCATTTCCGTGAAAGCCGTTTCGATTCGCGCCCAAACGAGCAATACGCCGTATTTCAGGTGTTCAAAAACTTTCAGCAAACCGTTGACAAGCGCGATTCCGGCAAGACGAACCTCAATGAACCGTTCGCGCAACAACGTGCCAATCTGCCATCCTGCGACGGCGGCAAAGAGTACGCCGAAGCCGAGCTTCACCGCGTTCACGTTTTTGATCGACGCGAGCAACCCCGCGTTGTTCACTGCATGGTAGGCCGCTGCCGCCACTTTCAGCGCAGCGTAAGTAACGACCATCGTTCCGAGGGCGTTGTTAAGCGTAAGCGCGGCCTCGCCTGCGCCGAAGAACATCTCGGCGGTCTCCGAGACGATCCCGTAAACGGACAGCAGTAATCCTTCAATGATGAGAAGCGCCGCTTCCACCGCGCCGCTCTTGACCGCCCAGTCGGCGACGTCACCAACAATCTTGGCGACGACCCCGACCAGTTGCTTGGTGATGTCCCACACCCGACCAACCTGCGCGGCGATGCCGGACAACGCTTCTTTATTGTCATTGATCCACCCGGACAACCTGATCGCCCCATCCATCAGCCCGGTCATCATTCGCCCGATCACGTCTCCAACGCTGCCGAGGGCGCCGTTTAAACCGTTGATGAGCGGCAACAGCTTTTCGTTGACTTCGCGCGTCTTGACATCAAACATTGTGTCAAAGACCTTGTTGCCCGCGTCCTTGATCGCGTCTTGCAATTTCTGGGTGATGCCGCCCGAGAACTCTTTGATGATTTCGCCAAGCCCGGCTTTCATTCCGCTCCATGAGCGGCTGGCCATCTCCGCAGAGATCGCAAACATCCGAGTGCGCTTATCCAATTCCTCGGCGAGTTTGCCCGCTTTCGACCACTCATCCACCAACTCTTTTGTGATGCCGAGCGCGCGGTGCATCTGATGCTCTTGACGCATCGTGCCTTGCAGGATCGCGCGCACCTCGTTTTCCACCATCGACATCGGGATCGCCAAAGCATTGGCGACCTGCGTCATCGACACGGTGAGCTTTCGCGTGTCGTCGATGGACATGTTCAGCGCCTGCGCTGGCGCGAGGATGCCTTTGAACACTGTCACCAGCTCGGAGAATTCAGCGGTGGTGTTGACGCCTTCGAGTTTGAGTTTTCGGAGTTGCTCGTTCGAGATGTGCAGCGCCGCGTTAAAAGCCTCCTGCCCGTCGAGCACCTTCCCTGTCGCGTCGCGCAGTTCGTTCTGCGCAGAGATCATCGCGGCCATGCCGATCCGCGCATCTTCGATCTGCGAGTTAAACGAGATTCCTTTTTTCAGCGTCGCAAAAATGCCGATGGCCGACGCGGCCACACCGATCAGTTTGCCGATGGTGCCGGTCAGGCCGTCAAAACCTTTGGCGGCGGCGCTGGCCGCGTCGCCGGAGGCGCGAACGCTCTTGCCTGTTTTTTCGCTTGTGTCGCCCGCGCCCTTTGCTGCCCCTTGAAATTCCTTCCACGAGCCGGTGGCAGCACCGACCTGCTGGACAAACAACTTTCCGTCAGCGGTGATTTTGAGTCGGAATTCGTTGTTTGCGCTCATCGCGTTGCCGTTGCAGTATCTCGTTTAATTTGTTCTTTGCTGCCGCCTCCATCAGCAACAACTCATCGGCGACCAGGTCGATGTTTTCCGCTTTGCGGTGCTCCAGTAATTTAAGCGCCAGATCAATGTCGCATCCGAGGTAATAGCCGCCGGACATCCCGATATCGAGTCGCCAATGGTTGGCGAGGCGAAGAAACATCGAGATGGTTTCGGCTTCATCAGCGTCAACCTCAAAGTCGCCGTTTTCCTCTTGCATCGCCTCATAGTCAGCGATGACTTCCGGCGGCGCTCCTGCGGCGCGGAGCGCATCGATGGTCGGCTGGTAGTCCGTGTAGTCATCGAGATGCTCCCGCGCCCAGTGGATCGCCGCCGCCGTTAAACGTTTTTTCTGTCGCGCCCCGAGCAGCCGATCAGCCACACCCGGAAAACCTCGAACATCGCGCCCGGTAGCGCGTTAAACAGTCGTTCGCGGTTCTCGCGGTTGAATTCCAGCGGGCCGTTGTCGTCAACGACGTCCCATCCCGTCCAGACCTTTTCCAGCGCGGACATAACGACCGCCTCGCCCTCTGCGTTGCCGCTAGAGTTACTCAGTGCATCCTGTACTTCCTGCACCTTGTCTTTTGACCAGCGCACAAAGTCGCAGTTGATTGCCACAACGTCGTCAGTGCCCTTTGCGTTGGAGACGTACAGCGTGACCTTGCGTTTAAAAGTGTTTGAAACGTTCGAGATATTAAAAGACATTTTTGCTTCCTTTCTGTTTAAAAAAAACGATTCCTATTAACCCCATCCCCACCCCAACCCTCCCCTTGAAGGGGAGGGGGTTACGGTGCATGATTCTGACTTCTGACTTCTGACATCTGACCCCTGACTAGCTGACCGTAATCAGCATGTCGTCGTTGCCATCTTTAATCAGCGGGATGATCGTCGCCGTGTTGGTCAGAATTTTGCTGTTGTCGCCGTACTCTGCCGATGTCAGAATCGCGTCCGGGTACGCCATCTCGATGATGTTCCCCGGCTCGTTGCCGTGCGTGTAGATCACCTCACCGTGCGTTTGTTCGCGCACATGCTTGTAAAGATCAAACTCCGCGACAGGACGCGCTTCATACTCGACCGTCGATGTCGGTAGCCGGTCGGAGATCACGATCTCGTCGTGATTGACCCACTCAGGCTTGACCACTTCGGTTTGCGTATCGCCTGTGAGGCTGCGCACGATCGCCGTCACCATCCCGAAAATGTTGACAAGCCCGGTGAACGTCGGAATTGCAGCGCGTGGCTTGATCCACTTGCTGAAATCGGCGTCCGGCGGCATCAACTGATCTTCGACAGGGTTGAACTTGCCCGTGAAGCTGAAAGAAAACGTCGGCACTTTTTTGGCTGTGAAATCCCACGTCACCGTGCCGCGACATCCGGTGCCTTTGTGCAAGATGCCGTCCTTGTTGACGTAGATCGTCAGGCTCTCGATGTTTTTGCTGATCGGGTTGTAAATCACCGACGTATCGGGAATAACCGTCTCCGCCCATCCGCAGCCGCGCATCAAAACGCCCCAGGGCGGCACCGCGCCGGGTTCGCCGCCGCCGACGATATAAACCTCGCCGGTGAGCCGCATTTGCTCGGAAACAACGATCTGCTGGTTGTTGCCGAAAGTAGGCTTTTTATAGTCGAGACTTGCCGTCTCGGTTTCATAGGGCGTCAGTTGTACATTCGCCATCCTGATCGCGTTCAGCGCCGCCGTCGGATTCGCGTCGTCGCCATAGGCGCTTTCGATCTTGGCGAGGATCAGCTCGACTTGTGAGGATTTGCTCATGGCGCTTTACTCCTTTGCTGCGGTTTGATCTTGGGTCTTCTCCCCTCTCCCGCTTGCGGGAGAGGGGCGGTGGTTTGCGCCGGTCGGTGGATGGCGGCCTGCGGCCTTATCCACCCTACGGATCACAGCCGGTTTGGTTGGCGCTTGCGTTTGCACCAACGCCCCGTCTTTGACGATGTAGCTCCCGCCGCCGTTTGGCAGCGGAGGGCGCGTTACTTTTGATGTGGTCTGTCCAGACATTTTTTCCTCACTGTTGGTCTCATTGTTGGCAAAGACGAGAGGCCGAAAACTCATCAAGCCAGTAAATACATTGATCGTCGTAGCTCTCGCGCATCCCGCGCCTGAACCGAAACTCGGTATGCCCGTTCGGCGGCAGCCAGCCGACCATCGCGCTGTAAACCTTGAGCCGTAGCGGCTCCAGCGATTCCAGCGCCGCCGCGCCTCTGGCGTCCTTGACGTTTCGCGCCACGATGTAAATCTGAAACGAATCCTCAATCAGTTCGTCGGCGGCGTTGATGTTGTTGTCGCCGATGCTCTGGCTGGTGGCGGGCATCACATACGCCGCCGGCACGTTCTGCCGAAGGTTTTTCACCGTCGCCAGATCGGCGGCGACGCCGACAAATCGAAAAGCGTCGATCGCCTTGATCCGCTCAACCACATCGGCAACATGAATCAGCACCGCGCCCATCAGTAATCCCTCAGGCTCGCGCGATCAAACCGTCGCGGCGCGGCGGTCATCAAAACGCGCCCCGTCGATCCTGCATCAGCGATCTCGTCGCCGAGATTGTTTTTGCCGTCGCGCACCGCTTCGAGAAACTTGATCGCGTCCGTGTAGCGTATTCGAACAGATTCAATCGCCGCATCGTCGTAAAGCCGGTAACGCGCAATGTCGCAGCAGACGCCGATCAAGCGCAGCGGCGGATTGTTTAAAAGCGTATGGCCGTAGCGTTTGCTGATATAGCTGTCGATCTCAGATGTCGCATCATCCAGCGCGAGATTCAGCACCTCATCGTTGATGAGGTCGCCTGTTTCGCTGGTGATGAGGATGATTTCCCTCTCACCAAACGCCTTGATCATCTGCTCGCGGGTCGCGTAAAACGGCACGTCGGCTCCTTAAGCGGGCGGCAGGTTGCCGCCACTACGGGCTTCTTCGAGCGCCGCCTCGGCTTTTGCGAGACGCTCTTTGGCTTTGTTCACGGCGGTCGTGCGCACGCCTTTCTGGTTCGGCGCGGCAGCATCCAGCGCCGCATGCGCTTCATCGAGCGCCTTCGCGGCGGCCTCGACTTCGGCTTGCAGGGCGGCGAGTTTCCCTCCATCCCCTTCAATCTTGCTCCCCTCTCCCGCTTGCGGGAGAGGGGCAGGGGGAGAGGGCGGGAGTTCTGATGGCGCAGCGGCCTTGTCCTCGACGACGACGATCAACCACTTCGCCAGCAACGGCGCGGCGGCTGCGTCGTCAAGAACGATCTGCGAACCCGGCGCAACACTGCCTTTACTCGTCCGCAACACTGTGCGCGTTATGTACGGTTTCATGTGTCGCCTCCTTACAGCGTGATGCCGGTAATCAGCACACCCGCTGAATCGCTGGTCATTTGAGGGCTGCGCTCGTCGGAAACGCCGTAGATGTCTGACCGCGCACTGTAGTCGTGCCACGGTTGCAGCACAGACGGGCGACCGTTTTGACGGTACGTGTAGCCATACGCTGGCATTTCAGCCGCCGGAGAATCTGGCACATAAGCGAAAACGATGTCGCTCCCCCAAATGCGCGAGAAATCCGCGTCTGGATCGTCGATGTTTTCAACGTAGTTCGCTTCACCGATATGTACGCGCGGGATGTCAAGCGCCTCCCGAATCTGTTCCAGCGTAACGATCACCTTCCCGGCTTTTTCTGCGGCGTTAATCAGCGTCGGGTGATTCTTAAACGCTTTCAGCGCTCCCGGGCCGACAATGGCGACGTTCGGATTCACGCCGATTCGCGCGGAGACGGCTTCTTTTGCTTCTTCGGTGAGTTCGCGCACGTTGATGTTTGTAAACGACCCGGACAACGCAATCACGTTGCTCGGATGGTAGTTATCAGGATTTCGCGCAATCTTCGCGTGCTCGTGCTCAAGCCCAAGCAGCAACGCCTTCCACGCCGCCTCGACATGTCGCTTTGCCAGGTCGATGTCGGCAAATTGTTGAGCGTCCCGTTTGTCCTCTTTCGGAACTTTCGCGTCGAGGTCATGCAGTTCGAGCGCGAATGGCTCGGCTTCGTAGCCGACGCTCATTCTCTTGGCATCGGCGCCACGCGCACGCAGCGTTTCGTAGAGAACGAACGCCTCTTTGCCGAACTTGATGACCTTCCCCTGCGCCGGAGCCGGAACAAAAGGGAAAAGATGTTGGCCAACAAACGTGTGGTTTGTGTAGCCGCGAACGACCGTTGACAAAATGGGGTGAATCCCAAGAGCAACCTGATCTTTATTAAGCATTTTTTGTTTCCTTTTTTCAGCTTTGGTTAGCGCGGCAACAACACCGCTTCAATACGCGTGCCCGCCGTCCCGTTACGGTTCGCTCGCGCGAAGCCAGCGTCTCCAGCGGCCTTGCGAACCTTACCTGTGCCGTCCGGCTCCAGCAGATCACCGGCGACAACGGCCTCTGTAATAAACACCTGCGATGACCCGAGCACCGCGACAGCAACCGTGTCATTGATCGCTGCGCTGGTTTGCGCAACACCTTTGACAACACAGGAGTCGGTTGCCAATTTGCCGTCGTAGGTTACCGGCGCGTATTCTGTGATCTCCGTCGTCGCAACGACGGTATCAACCCAAACGGGGCGTGCTTGCATGGTTATTTCCCTCCGACCGCCTTAACAGCAGTCCAGTAATCGGTTTTGTTTTGCGAGGCGTAAGCCTCGGCCTTGTTGTGGATATCGAGAAGCTCTCTGTCCACAGAAACGCCATTCGGTGCTGCGAATGCCACAGGAGCCGCAGCGCCAGGAACCGGCTGCTTCGCCGCTTCGCCAAGCGGGATCGACGGCTGCAGCCGCTCAAGGAATCCCTTGAACCACTGCACGCTGTTGACTTTTGTAGCGGCTTGGCAGCCAAACGCCACGAACTCAACTTCCGAATCATTCGGCAGCGCCAGCGCGAATTCGATCGCGCCCGCCGCCTCGGCAGCGGGAAGCTTGCCTTCCGCTTTCAGTTTTTCGGTGAGCGCCGCGAATTCGGCGCGCCTTGCCTCGCGGGCGGCGGCTTGTTGTTGCTGTTGCAGCGCGGCGTTTTCAGCGCGCAGCCGTTCTAACTCTTTCTTTTCTTGATCGGACATTTCTTGATCCTCTGGTGGTTGTGGTGTAGTGGTGGGCGCTGCCGTTGTCACCGACGAAGCTTCAGCGCCAGCGTCAGAAAGGAGGGAAGACCCGCTGGGAGCAGCGCCCGTAGCCGTGAAAGTCGTTTCGTCCTGCACGCTCTCCGCGCCCGCCTGACGGTAAAGATCGGCGATGTAATACTCAGGGATCGCGGCGTCGGCTTTTTCTGCGCCGAACTGGTCGATCAAAAAGTCGCGCAGCCGAGACAAAATCGCGCCGAAACCAGATGGCGTGAGCGCGTAGGAAAATTCCACCACGCCATCGTTGCCTCCAGACCAGGTCACGGGTTTGAGACCAGGCACCGCCGGAGCGGCAGCACCGAGAAACCCCCAATGCCTTGGGTACCAGACGCCCGGCTTTGGATTGCTGGCCTCGTTCGGCCGGAAGAAGGCCATCGAAATTTTGCGGTACGCCTTGTTTTTTACCAGCGACGCAAATTGCGGATTCACGTCCTCGGCCTCGGCGACCAGTTTATCGCCGACCCGTTTAAATGATTTGACCCAGCCATACGCGGGCGCATCCGTGGCCGGATGGCCGACGACGATGGGCGCGGGCGCGTTGACCGGATCGTAAGATGCCGCGATCTGATCCAGATCGGCGGCGGAATAAGAAAGGCGCTCACCCGTGGAGGTCGTGTGCGCGCCAACCCGGAATACCTCGCAGGGAGGCAACGAGGCGTCGGGAGCCGTTGGGGCTTTTGCTTGGTTGGAGGTTTTTTGGGTGTCGGTCATGGCTCGCATTCTGCGAGCCAGCGGCGAAGAATTGCCTGCGAAGGATTTCGTATGCAGGAATCAGGGATCAGATGTCAGATGTCAGATGTCAGATGTCAGAAATCAGAGGTCAGAGGTCAGAGGTCAGGGATCAGAAACCCATTAACCACGAAAAACACGAAAGCCACGAAAGGTAGGGTAAACCATTTTGCCGACGTCGGGAAAATGGTGGCAAACCAGCCAAAAACCGGCGTCGGCGCAAAACCGCGCCGAGCACCGGCCACGACAACCCCCGTTTAACCGTGTTTAAATCGGCGCAGGCTAATTTCTACGGCGGGAGGTGCGGGGTAGATACGTCAATCCGATTTTAAACGCCCCAAAACGCCGATTTGGCAATGCCCCCCTTTTGAAAGGGGGTGCCGCCAAAGGCGGCGGGGGTTTGCCCTGCCATTCCGAGCAACGCCTCGATATGGTCAGCCGATGGCCTCGTCCACGCGCCGCGAGATGCTCAACATGATCTCGTCCCAGCCCTCGTCCGTAACAACGAAGTACGGACGCGCTGGGATCGTGGCCGCGTGATTGCGTCCAGCTTTGCCGCCAAACTGATGGATGCGGCCATAGACCTTGTTCGTCCTCACCTCGGCGTAATCCGCGCCAAAATCGGCAGTAATCGAGCTCAGAAGACCGCCTTGCTTGTCCTGGAGTATCTTGCCGCCCCGCCGATCCGGTCGGCGCTTGAGCGTGCTCTCGGCCAGCGGCGTCCATGTGTCCGGTCGCCCCTGCGCGTCAAAATTCTTCATGGTCTCGGCGCGCAGGGTCTCGGAGATTTCCAGCATCATCGACGACCCGCCCGATCCCGCCACATCCCGCAGCCGTTGTAAAGCGTGCGTAATGGCGTCATCACCGGTGATTTCGATCTTCATGGCTTGCTATCCTCGCATTTGCATGGCAAAATTTAAACACACGGTCGGACAGCAGAAAGTCGCTACGCTGCCAGTCGTGGGGATCGGGAAACCGTGAACTAGACGATGAGGGATTCCGGTGAAAGCCCGGGGCGGCGCCCCTCCCGACCGTGACTTCATTTTATCTTTCCCCATATCAGCTTGTACGCCCTCGAATCTTCGAGGGTTTTTTTATCCTTGATCTCGCCGCCTGTGATGATGATGTTCATGGGCGTTTTTCTTCTTTTCCCGAGATCATCAGCGACCTGTACGCGGTAATTGATATCCACGACCACTTTCTTTTTTCCGTCCCCGCTTCCTTCGGAGACAAGAAAGAGCGTTGGCGTGGCAGTTCCCACGGTAGCAAGATCGAGAAGTATGGCTTCTGTTTCGCTTGTTCTTGCCGGGAGGTTTTGCCAAAACTCCGCAGGCAAGGGGTTCTTTTTATCGACCCTTCTGCCATGCGCAATCTGGCGGTCTTGTGCATGTATAACAGCGGACGGCGGGATAATTTTTTCCCCGGCAAGCGCGGCGATCGCCGCTGGCGGGATCGTGTAAACAGGGAAGCATGCGCCGGTCGTTTTTCTGAGGTCAAGAGCCGTCGCCCACTTGTTGTAGGCGTCGTTTAGCTCCTTAACCGCATTTCGTTTTCCAAGAATGTCGGAGCCTGCGACGGCCGCAATCGGCGGAGGCGCTGTCGCGGCCTTCCCAAGCGCCCAGGGCGTCAGGCCGCCGCTGCCGTCTTTTGCCAGCATCGCCTGATTCCCGTTCCACCCCGGATCGGTGCTAAATGCCCGCTGCATCCCGGGCAGCCTGACCGATGTCCGGTCAAACTCGTTCCCGTTGCGATCCTCCGACGTCCAGTGCGCGGTGTATTTTTTTGAGTCGGTGACGGTCAATCCGTCCCTGTCGATTTCCCGCTGCGTCAATGCCCGCACCGTGCAGCGGCAGCCGAAACCGTTGGGCGGCCAGATGTTTTTCCAGATCGGGTCATCGTGTTTAAAAATCGCGCCGTCGAGTGCTTGATGATCCGGGCGCGTGCGCGAATCGCCCACGGCGCGGTAAAGCCAATAAGGGCGGTGTTTCGCGTTGGCGGCCATGCTATCGTGGCGCCCCGCCATGTACGCGCTTTGGAGGTTCGAGCGGTAAATCGTTTCCAGTCGGCGCGGGCTTCCGAGTTGTTCTTTGCGAATTTCGCCGGTGTCGAGGTCGAGAGATTCTTTTCGTCCCCACCAGCCCAACGCCTGTAGCCTCGGCGTCAGCGTTTTTTTGAATTCATGAAACGTTGTGCCCTCGCGCATCGCGCGTTCCACTTCGCCGCGTATCGTGGTCAGCACATCCATCTCCGTCACTTTGGCGACCGTGAACGCCCGTGCATGCGTTTGTTCGCGCACGTCGTGCCAGTCCCATGAGATCGCGTAGCCCTTAGAGCGGAAATACCGTATCGCCGCCTCCGGCGGCAACCCGAACACAGCGGAGAGTTTGACAGGATCGGCCATATTCGTAGGGACGGGTTTCAAACCCGCCCTTGTTCATTCGCCGAAATGCGTCCATAGGTTTCCGCGACAAACATCGCGCGACCCAGCGCCGTTTCAAGCGCGTCTGATTTCATCAACGGCATCGCTTCGTCGAGTTTCTGCAACGCCTCTTCGTAGTTGCCCGCGCTCATAATTAAATCGACAACAGGCTGCAACATCTGCTGCGCCTGCGCGTTGAGCGCCACCGGCGGCAACGCAGCGATCATTTCATCCAGCACCGCCTGATGCGGGTCGTCCGAGGCAAACCCCCGTCCGCCTTCGGCGGCCACCCCCTTTGGAAAGGGGGCTGCAAATTCTGATCCCTGTAGGGGCGAATGATTATTCGCCCCTACCTCCCATCCATCTCCATACGTCCGCGTCACATAATCCAGCGTAGGCCGAAACCCCATATCAAAAATCGTCTTGTCCCGCGTCGCTCGCGCGTTTAAATCCTCACTCTCTTCATACTGCCGCCAAACCCTGGGCGGCATCGCGCCCGGCGTGTTGAAATCCACGATCCATTGCACCAGCGATTTGTTGATCGTCGCCGAAAGAAGATCGCCGTCGCCGCGCGACAGTTCGAGCCGCACTTCGTTTCGGATCAACGACGCCGCCGCCAACGCGCCACCGGCGTCACGCGATCCGCCACTCTCGCCGAGGATCGCCTGCTGGATCATCTCATCGCAGTAGCGGAGCAAATCCTCATAGGTGGTTGCACCACTGCCCGACCGCGCCGCCTCTAACAACTTGACCTGCACGCTCTCCGGCAGCACGATGGAGGCGTCCTGCGAAATCCGCGCCAGCCTGTTTAAAAATTCCTCTTGTGCGTCCTGCGCCGTACCCGGCGGGAACGACCCCATCACCGTCGGCGCGCCGAATTTCTCGGCGAAGGTCAACCAGAATTCCATCCCCTCGCGTTTGAACCACACCGGCCAGTAAAGCCTCGTGCCGAGACCGAGGCCGTAGGGGTTACCGTCTTTCGCACCCACGCTGTGCACGATGAATTTTCTCTCTGGCAGTTCTTCGCCGGTCAGCATGTGCGTTTCCGTCAGCAGGCGCAAGCTGCCGTCCTCGGCGAACACAAAGCGCCGCTGGTCGCGCGGGATCAATTCCGTCACAACGGTTTCGCCGCCGTGGTTGTCCCACATGATTTCGGACACCGAGTAGCCTTTGAGCAGCGCGTCGAGCAACTGGTAACAGGCATCGTCAAAATTAAACGCTGTCAGTTGCGCCCGCACTATGTCGGCGGCGCGCACGTCGAGCGCGTCCTCGCTGGCGGGATCAACCTGCCACTCACGCGAGATCACCGCCATCTTGCGTTTTTGCAACGCCGCAAAAACGCAGGTGTCGCGTTCCAGCTCGTCGTAAATCCAGATGCCGGAGCCGCCGCCGCGTGAGGCCAACGTCGCGTCGTTGGGCTGGATCACACCGCCCCAGGGCTTGTTCCACACACAGCGCTGCCGCGACGCGATTTCGTTTCGCTCCGGCGTCGGCTTGTTTAATTTTTTCATCATGTCAGCACCTTAAAAATCAAAACCTTTTGACCACGAAAAACACGAAGAACACGAAATGTTTTTTTCGTGCCTTTCGTGGTTAAAAAAGTTTTTCAAAACCCATACCTGTTCCGCTTCGTTCGCGCCGCCGTCAACGGCAAAGCAAAGCTCGCACCCGCAACAGCCAGCGTCCACAGCATGTGCAGCGCATCCGGCCCGTCGTCGTGGTCGGCCATCGGGTAGTGGCGAAGCTGCTCCAGCAGCGTCGCCTGTGTGTGGTGAAAGCGGATCAGTCCGTTGGCCACATGAGGCTGCAACGACTCGATCCGCAGCGCCTTGTCGGCGTGCGGGATCACTGCCTGAGCCGGAACTGGCATGCCGAGCGCCGCGGATCGCTTGACCAACTCTGTCCTGAAAAACTCCTGAAACTGCACCGATTCGATTGCCCATACGATGCACTTATATTCCTTGTGGTGTTTCAGGATGTCCGCGATGATCGTGTCCGGCAGCCTCTTTCGGATGTCGGCCTCGACCACGTCGAGGACGCCGGTGGCGCGGTTGAAGCCGCCGACCAATATTGCCGACGGGTCGCGCCCTGTTCCTTGTTTTCCGAGCGACGGATCGCATGCGCCATAGTAAATCCAGTCAGCCATCCGGTTGACCCAAAAGTGCAACGTGCCGAATAACGCGATGCCGATGTTGACCGGATCGTTTTGATACTCGCTGTCGAATGCGGCATGATCGTCGGCGCGGGCTTTCATTAGCGCCAGCAACGGACGGGCGGCAGGCCATGAAACGATTGCGCCGCGATCCATCGCCTTCTTGTGCTGCCAATAAAAAGCGTCGGCGGCGATTTCGCCGTCGTTGCGCAAAAACTCTTCCCAGCGATCCCAGAGCCGCATGTCCTCCGGCCACTGCACGATGGCCTTGAACACCCGCGATTCCCACATCGGCTTTTTGAGTGTGCGCGACAACACTGAATCGTAGTGCAGGATCGTCCCGATATAAACCACGTCCATCGTGCCGTCCGGCGGCCCCAATTTCAGCACGGATTTGTTCAACCACGATTCCAGTTTGTCGCGCTGCGCGGGGCTGCGGACGTTCTCATCATTTTCGATGTCGTCGAGAATCACCAAGTCTGGACGGTGCGGCCCGTGCCGGATGCCGCGAATGCGTTTGCCTGAGCCGAATGCCTGCACCTTGATATCGTTCGCCGTGATGATCGTTCCTACGTTCCACACGCGCCCGCCGCCCATGATCTTCGGAAAATCCATTTGCAGGCGCGGGTTGCACTCCAGCTCCGCCTTGATCGCTTCGAGCATCGTGCACGCCTGCTCTTGCGAATCCATGATGATCGGCACGTAATGTTTGCAGCCGCGCACGATGCACCACAGCACGAAAAGCTGCGACACGATGGTCGATTTCGCCTCGCCGCGCGGCGCGGCCAGCGCCAGCCATTTACCCGCAGGATCGGCAATAATTTGCGGCAGTCGCTCGAACAAAAACACATGCAGCGCCGACGGCTCCTTCGTTCGCACGTAGTGCGGAAAATACGTCTCGACGAAAAACCGGAAGCCGTCCGCCGCCAGCGCCTTCTTGATGCGCGTAGCTCTGGCGTCGGGATCGGCGGCGAAACCGGAACACTCCGATTCGATCAGTTGCCGATAGCCTGCGGCAAGCTGCGCGATACTGTTTAAAAATTCGCGGCGGGATAACTTCATAACTCACGCGAAGGCGCGAAGGCGCAGAATCCAACCCTCTCCCCTGGCGGGAGAGGGTGGCCGAAGGCCGGGAGAGGGGGGGTTGCTGTCTGGGCGGGTTTGAAACCCGCCCCTACATTTCTGATGTCTGACATCTGATCTCTGTTACCCATATTTTTTACTGATGTAAACACCGAACGGCTCAATGATTTCCAGCAGCGCCTGCGCGTGCTGCGGCGCGTCGGTCTTGATGAATTCGACCAGATCGTGCAGCACTTCCAGCGCCACGGCCATCTTGTTGAGCGCCGGTGACGACTTCGCGGCGGCGGCCATCGTTTTGTTGTAGGCGTCTGAGAGGCGAGAGAGCGTCTCGGCTTTCTGCATCGGCGTCGCCTTCTCATCCTCTTTCAAACCCTGCATCGTCGCCTGAAAGAGCAACATGAAATCTTCCATGATCGCAGCGGAGACGGCGGCGGTTCCCTGTGCCGAAACGGAATGGGCGGTTCGCGCCATGTCCCAATCGTCGCCCTCTTTGCGCGCGTCGCTTTTCCAGCGCGCGACGGTGCGGGTATTCACGTGGATTTTGCGCGCGATCTTATCAACGCTTTCGCGCTGATAGACGTAGAGGCCGCGTGCCGCGAACCGTTGCTGCGTCGATGCCGCCATTATTTACCCATCCACCACTGTTTAAACCCTTCGATGATCAGCGCCATCCCGATGGATGCGGCAGCAGCGATACCGGCGGCGTGTTTGGCGATGGTGACGTCCTGTTTATCGGCGCGTTCTTCGAGCTTGCCGACGCGACCGCCGAGCTTGGACAATTCTTCTCCGTGGTATTTCTGAGTGGCCTTGATCTCGGCCACGTTGGTCGAAATGCTTTGCACGAGCGATTGCGTGTTTTTTTGCGATTCAACGATGGTCGCGTTCTGCCGGATGATGGCGCGCAATTCGCCTCTGATTTCACCGAGGCAATGATGGATGTTGTCGTTCATTTCGGGCACGCTATTAAAATGTGATGTACGAGAGAGAGGTAATCTTCACGGCAATGCTTCAATGCCTCGATAAGGTCGAGGTCGGCAGCGATCAGGTCAGACACACGAGCGTCCTCCGGCAACTGCGTTCGTAAATGCTCGATGGCGCAACCGTACAGCGCCGACGCCGGTATCGTGTCAAGGCAGCCGGGACGTTGCAGCGTTGCGCAGCCGGATAAAGTCAGCGCCAATAACAGGATCAGGATCGTTCTCATGTTTTTTCTCCATCGGGGTTATTGCGTCCTTCCACTTCAAAGTGAGGGCGGGGGTTTGTTCCCCATCCCCCGCCTGCGGGAGAAGGTCAGAAAGCTCCCCTCTCCCCGTCATTCCCGCGAAAGCGGGAATCCAGCAGCACGAGGGGGTGGGGGAGAGGGTGGTGGTTTGTTCCCCCTCTCCCGCTTGCGGGAGAGGGGTTAGGGGAGAGGGCGTCAATTCACCCTCTCCCCTCGCGGGAGAGGGTGGCCGAAGAGCCTGCCCCCGAAATGATTTTGATCGGGGGACGGGAGAGGGGGAAGCATTCCGCCGCTTGATCTCCGCAAGCTCCAATCTCAACCTCGCAAAATCCGCATTGTCACGCTTGCGCAAATCATCGCGCCGCGCAATCTCTTTATCGTGCTGCGAAATCTTTTCCCGCTGCTCACGGATCGTCGCCTCAAGAAAACTGATCGTGCTGCGCTGCTCCGCAATCGTTCTGATCTTGTCCTTCGCTCCGTAGTACCATGAGGACGTTTTCCACCCGGCAAAAACGCTCCCGAAAAACAACACCAGCGCGCCGATGATCGCCACGCCGAGGCGGTGCGCCGCAAACCACTTAAGCATCGCCGCCCCCTCTGAGCCAACTGCGAACGCGATCCCACAACGAACGGAACCAGCCGCGCTTGACTTCTTCCTCTGCCGCGACCACAGGCTCCTTTCCAAAATCCACGCACACACCGCCGCCGAAACCGGCCTCGATGTAAACACTCTCCAACGTCAGCAGGATGCGCCTCGGATAGCCACGGTTCTCTTTGAAGTTCGCGGCGCTGCGACCACTGTTCACAAGCTCGACGTTATCAAACCACCGCGCCGGATCGTAGCCTTCGGAAGCGGCCAGCTTCTCGTCTCTGCCGATCCACGTCAGCCCGCCGTTGTAAGCGGACAAGGTTTTTGCCCAACGCTCACAGCCATCAGCACCGCTAACGCGGGCGTGGAGATGGTGGTTATACTGCGCCATTGCGCGTAGCGCCCATGCCGGGTTAAACGGCTGGTGTTCGCCGAGATCGCGGTACACCGTCACGATCCAATCACCGGTTTTTGGCATGAATTGCGCCAGACCGGCAGCGCCGACGCGCGATACCGCGTTCTCACGCCAGAGGCTCTCTTGATGGATTTGCGCCGCAAACGTCGCCGTCGGCGCATCGACCCCCCACACCAGCCGCGACTGCTGCACCAGCAACCGCTTGTGCGTATAAGCCGCGTGCGGAATCTCAACCGCCTGCACGACAGGGGAAAACAGTAGCGCAAACAAAAGCACCGGCGTCATTGCGAGCGCAGCAAGCGTAGCCTGGACAAGCGAAGCGCCGTCCGGGAACAACCTCACGCGAAGGCGCGAAGGCGCGAAGAAAGCGCCGTCATCCCTGAACATCACGCCCCCAAACAAACACCGATGATGCAAGCGGCGATGATGATCGCGCGTCGTGTGTGCGCCGCGATAAACAACTGCTTATCGACGATCACCGGAGGCGCGTCAAGATCGACGCTCGAATACCTGCAATAATCGCTTGGCCGCGAATCCTTATTCGCGCGCCGATCAAACCAGTAGCCGATCACACCGGCGGCGGGGATCAGCGACAGCTTGTACAACGATACGCCCAGCAACTCAGGCCGCCAAACCGCCACAGCGACCAGCGCTGCAACAGCGATCAACATCCAGCCGGACAAGCGCGGCAACATCGACAAAAACTCGCCAAACATGGCTTGAATAAACTTCATGGCGCTACTCCTTAAAACGGTTCTTGTAACGGGAAGGGGTAAATTTGCACGTCGCCGAGGATGGGCACCATGTAGCGTGCGCTTCAAAAATGCAGCGCCCGCCCTGCCGCCCGCGCCCGTAGTGCTGGCACTGGCCGCAGCGCTCAGAAATATCGCCAGCCCCCTTTTCAAAGGGGGTGGACGCCGAAGGCGAACGGGGGTTTGTCTCTCGGTTTGCACTCATAGCCCCCCGAATGCTACGCATTCGGGGAGAAGAAGAGCCTGCGAAGTATTTCGTAATCAGGAATCAGAGGTCAGGGATCAGATACCCTCCCACGCAAGCGTGGGAGGGTTTGGGTGGAGGTGGTGTTAACGAGACGCGTTCAACTCTGCAAAAACCTCGCACAGCCCAAGTTTGATGATGCTCACGAGCACATACAAACCTTCGAGGTCATGAGGCGCGAAGTGGTGAGAGCATTCCTTGTTTCCGGCCTCAGCGCCCGCAAGCAGCGCCGCTGTGATGCCGTCAAGCGCCTGAATGAGCGTTTCCAGTCGGCAAAGCGGCGGTTCGTCATAGATATTATCCATCGCCATCTCACCCCTCCAGCGGCAGTTGCGGCTGCCGCGCGTCGGCCAGTGCGCGGTATTTCGACCACCGGACCGCGTTGGTCTTTCGCGCCCGCTCAGACAGCGCCGGATTCGGGCTATACGACACCAGCCCGCAGCCACTCATTTCGATGAGCCGATCGCGCACCATTTGCGGCGAAACCCGCAAGAGCAAGCCGATTTCCTTCTGCGACAGACCAAGATTGCGATAACGCAGGATTTTGCGCCAGTCCGGCCTTAGCCGTAGCACCGCATCTTCGAGGCAGGCGATTCGCAGCCGCTCGGGGACATCCACCGGCGTCGCGGGCGTCATCTGATACTGTCCCGTGCGGCGGATCGACGGCAGGACTTCGGCGGTGACCCACTTCCTGAAAGGTTTGGCTTCCCGCTTTTGACTTTTGAACAAGGCGTGGTAAAGGCCGGATTCGTTGACGATTTCGAGACGTTGCTTTCCGCCAAGGGTATTCAAATTTGAATACCCTTTTTCCTCAGCGTCGAGCATCCGTGTCATTGCTGTGGCTGTTTTATATCCGACGGCCTTTGCTACATCAGTCGCCACAAACCAGACAGCGCCGTCCTTGTCGATAGTGCGGACTGATAGCTTTTGCTTGAATTTGAATGTTGCGATTGCGTTTTGCATGATTAACTCCTGTGTTGCGGATTGATCAGCCGCCCCTTCCTTTCCACGGGAAGGGTGGCGGCGCCGACGGGGGTGGAAAACCGGAACACAGGAACCGGCCCAGCCTGAGCTGGCCCCGACGGGCCGCCAGATGAGCTAGACACACATAGCCGTAAAAAAACCGCTGAAAGGGCTTTCGGCGGCTGCGCGCCGTGTTTCCGGGTTTCCACACCCGGTCGAGGAATTGGCCTCGACGCAACAGATAATGCCCCTATCGACAACATTTTGCAAGCGTTTTGACATTTTCGTTTCCTTTTGCCGTACCATTTCCGCTACAAATTCTTTTACGAGAGAGACCAACATGGCGCTGATCCAATGCCACGAATGCGGCAAAGACGTAAGCACTGAGGCTGTGGCTTGTCCTGGCTGCGGGGCGAAGCCGAAACAGCCGGACGCGGCGCCGACGACGAAACCCTCAAACCATCTCTCTGGAAAATTTGTCTTAATAACGTTCATAGCGATTGGCGTGTTTATCTACTACAAAGCCAATGACTACGGCCCATCAGATTCATCGACATCAGCAACGACACAACCATCGCCAAAGCAAATAAAGCAAGGTGCCATAGCTGCGCTTAAGATTGAAAAATTTGACTTTGTTGTAGATGGTTTTGGAAACATCATGATGTTGAAAAATTTGAAGATCCAAAATAACGGAGCGCGCAATATCAAAGACTTTGAGATTACCTGTAACCATTTTTCGAAGAGCGGGACAAAGATTGACAGCAACAAGAGAACCATTTTTGAGGTCATTGAAGCTGGTAAAGCGTGGTCAATAAAAGAATTTAATATGGGTTTCATCAATCAACAGGCAGAAAAAACAAGGTGCGAGATTACCGACCTTGTCGTGATGTAATCAAAACTCAAACGCCCGCTGATTTCCCCTCTCCCCCGCCCCCTCTCCCGCAAGGGGAGAGGGGAGAAGTGAGGTGTCGGTGGTCTTCAAAATGTTCTGCAACTGCCGGTGCGTGATCCGGTACGTGTCCACCAGTTCGTTGATGCTTTTCCCTGCGTCGTAGGCTTTCACGATTTCCACGTTTCGCGCCGCGACGACCGCGCCACGGCAGAAGGGCACGGCCAGCGTGGTGTCGCCATAGTGCCGAATCAATTTCATCGCCTCTTCTTCGCCGACGATTTCGGCCAGCGAGGCCGCGCTGGCCGCGCGATGGCCTTTGGGGATGTGAATCAGCTTGCCGCCAAACGCGCGGACGAACGCCGTCGTGGCGGGAAGCCCGATCACCCCAACCATCTCGCGTATCGTTTTCGGCAGCAGATCGTTCATCTGTTACTCACCCGCCCCTCGTGCTGCTGGATTCCCGCTTTCGCGGGAATGACGGGGAGAGGGGCTTGCTTTGGCTGCCCGCCGCCGCTTCGCAATCTCCAGCGCCGCGTTTAATTTCCGCAGGTTTTCGTAGCTCAACCATTGCAACTTCTGGACGCCGAACATCCGCTTCGACATCGCTTCGGCGTATGTCCAGGGCAGCATCCCGGAGGCGAGGTTCTTTTCGATCCGCGCCATCATGGCTTCGTTGCCCTTGCGGGCGTAGGGGCGCTGCGCCCGCCGTTTGTCAAACCCGTCGCCCTTCGGATCGGCAAACCCCAGCCGCCGCATCTCGGCCAGCACGGCATCGACTTGATGCGGCATCAAATCCGCCGCGCTGCCGACACCGGCGATGCGTTGCAGCATCGCGCGATAGTCGGCGTCCTCCATCGCCAGTTGGCTCTTGGCGATGTGGATTTTGGCAAGCGCGGATTTTCTCACCGATTGAGCGTCAAACTTCATTTCGCGCACCTCGGCAAAAAGCACTGGGTGAGTTTTCCCGTTTTTTTATCAAGATAACGAATCATCCCGAAAATATCGTGAAAAAAATCAAAGTCTGGAGCCGAGAGCAGTTTTTCAAAATTGAGCCTGCATCCATTCGCGTGGGTCGCCGCACAATACATCTCGACATCTTGCTTGGACAGCCCTGCGTATCCATGTTTTTCCAAATGGAGGTCTTCCTTAAAAAACCGTTCCACGATTTTTTCAATGATTTCTGATTCCTTTTTTGTGCACTTGAAACTAATCATCACTTTCTCCTTTCTGATATGGGAGGGATTCGGAGTGACTACGCGGCCTCCTTGATTTCTTCCTGCTTCAGCACATAGCCAAATATGTTCTCGACTTTTAAAGCCGCGCCTATAGTCGCCATCGTTTCGTCGTCAAGGTCTTTCAGCGCTTCTTTGTCCGGCTCTTCCTTGATCCTGATAAATTGCCACAGATCGAGGTCTTTCATCGCCTGCACGCAATCGGCCACTTTCTTGATGACGACTTTTGTCGAGAGCCGATAGCCGACGCTGCCGAAGGTCAGTTCTTTTGTCTTGACCTTCAAAAAGTCGGCGCGGTTCGAGTCGCAAAATTCCTTCATTGCGGTTTCCAGCGCCTTGATCCGCTCTGCCAGCGGGGCAGCCTGTTCTTTCGCGCCTGCCTTAATGTCATCGATGGCCGCGTTCTGCTCGGCTTCGATCATCGCCAGTTCGCGCTGTATCCCGCCGATTTCTTTCAGCGCGTTATCCACGTCGTCGTAGGATTTGAATTGCGTCTCGGTTATTTTTTGCCTTGCCATGTTGCTTCTCCTATGGTGTGTTGTTGTTTAAATTGTTCGACGATCTTCCTGATCCGCGCCTTGTTCAAACGCAGTTCGTCGTCGCTGAACTTCTGCTGCAATTGCGGTTGCGCGTATCCGCGCGCCTGCAACTGCTCAAAAAAATGTTTCGGCGCCGGCCAGCGGTCGCATCGCGTCGCCAGTCCACGAAACGCGGCGCGAACGCGCAATCGGTCTAGCGTCTCAGTCCATTCGATGCCTGATCCACCGATGGCTTCATACCAAACTCGTGCGGTCGATCCCGCCGTATCCTCGGCAGGACTTCCCGGCAAACGAAGCGATAGCAACTTTTGCAGGCCGATTGTTATCTCGTCCAGCAACCAGTCAGGCATCATATGTTGCCATTCAAGCGGTTCGGTTCGCACCACGTTTCATTCCTTCCAATTCCGCAATCGCCTTCATGGTCTGTGACCGCGCGGCTGGCGAGTTGATATTCGTCGGCTCAGTCGCCACACCTCGCATCACGCCGCCCACGCTCGGCTTCCAGTGCGTCAGTACTTCGTAGAGCCAGCCGTGTCCGCGCAGCGGTGTTTTTAAACGCCCTGCGTCGCGCGATGTGATGGCTTGCTCGATTGCCCACACCCACGCCTCCGGCGGCGCGTCGTAAACGCGACCGTCGCGCTCGATCCGCTGCGCCTTGATGTCCGGCAGCAGATCGCCGAGCAGACGCGCGACGCGATCCATCGTCAGTTCGCGCTGCTCCGGTCGATGCAGCGCGAGATACCGGATCAACGCGCCGCCGATCTCGTTGCCGAGCGCAAACGCCGCCACCATCGCTTGACGCGCGGCGTCGTGTTGCACGAGCGCGTCGAGCGAGAGTGTTGCTCCGCAAGAGGGACAGCGGGTTTTCATCACTGCACCCTCACCATCAGCGCCGGGACGCCGTTGAGTTCGCCGACAAACCGATTCGCGCCATCGGCAGCGCCGACAAACCGCCAGGCGCTGCGCGTTCCGCCTGCGAGGTTGCATTCGATGGCCGACCCCGTCGGCAGCGTGACGCTGCACGAGTAGATGTTTTTCCCGCTGCGATACGCGACCACGCCGACCGAAACGTCGGGCGTTGTCCAGTAGAGATCAAAGCGCTGTGCTGTCGCAACGCCTGTGCGGTAATCCGTTGGCACGATAACCCAATCGCCAAGCATCCGCGCGTTGATATCGCGGACGTAGCCGTTGTTTTCAGGAGGCGTCATCGGTGCTCCGTCAACTTGCTGCGCGTAAGCGCACGTCGAGAGCAGCATCGTTGCTGCCAGTGTCAAAAGTTTGGTTTTCATTTCGTTTCCTTTCTGTTTATCTGCCCCCTCTGTTTTTCCCCTCTCCCGCTTGCGGGAGAGGGTGGCCGAATGCCGGGAGAGGGCTGGGGTTTGTTTTGATCAGCCTCTCACTACGTTTCCTGATGCCTGATTCCTGACCTCTGATCCCTGCTCGGCGCATTTCGCACGCACAAAACACTCGACCACCTGAAACGCTTTGGCGATGGTCAGGTCGCGCGACCCGACCACCAGCCCTGCCAACACCGCCAGCGCCGCACGCGCTTCATCCGCCGGTGGCGCAAACGCGATGTGCTGTTTCAGGATTTCGCCGACGATGCGCTGTCCGCGAAGAAAGTCGCACATCTCGTCACGCGCGATGCGTTCGCTCTTTCCGCCTTTCTCATCGACCAGCCGCGAGATCACGCCAAACGACAGCGCCACGGTTTCAATGTCCGGCACCATCGGCTCTATCAGCGCCGGAACGTATTTAACTTCGCCTCTATCAACTACCTGCAACATTTTCATTCCCTCCATTCTTTCCGTTTAAAAATCGTTGGCCATGCGGGCACACTTGACACGCTCTCCAGTGCCTCATCGCCATCGGGTTGTGCGTCGGCGCTTTTCCCGCGCACGTTGCTTTACATTTCTCCGGCGACAGCTCCTCGCCGGTGTGGGGGCACGGATAACGCGCGATCATCTGCATGATCTCCGCCGCCACCTTTTCCAACGTCGCCTGGTACTTGCCGTTCAGGATCATCGAGATCGTCGTGATCGAATAGCCGAGCCGCGCCGCCACCTTGCGATACGATGATGACTCCACTTCGCGCCGCAGGATTTCGATGGCGCGCTCGACATCTCCACTATCAAGCTCCCCTCTCCCTGCCCCCTTTTCAAAGGGGGTGTTTGCCGCGGGAGCCATTTCCCCTTGATGCTCCCCTCTCCCGCTTGCGGGAGAGGGGTTGGGGGAGAGGGCAATGGGGATGGGGTTCGCCAAACTCCCAAGCTGCCTGATGATTTGCTGCCTCATTCCTCGATCTCCTCATGCCACACGATCTCGCCGAGATTCGGGTCATAGACGCACTTCGTTTTTTGAACGATCGGCGCACGCGGCCCGGTGTTGCGTGACGGCTTCAGCACATAACAAGCCTCAGCGCGATCCCCGACCCTCTGCAAATACCCAGCAGCGCAAAGGTGCCGAACATAGAGCCGCGCCGTTTCAGGCGTCACGACGCAATCATCCGTACTGGCCGCGCCAGCCAATTCCGTCGCCGAAAAATCGCATTGCAAAATCCGCATCGTGCGCCACATTGCATCCCGTGCCGCGCCATTCGTCGCAGGCGTTCCGTCCGGTCGCAAGCGCGGCGCGTCAACGCCAACGTTTTTAATCAGCCGATACACAACATAACTGGCTCTCTTGTTCGCCTCTGCGATTTCAACGTAGCCGCCGTTCAGCAGGGCGCGGATGTAGCTGCGCACCGCCTCAGTCTCGTTGTTCGTCGCCGCAGCCAGCGCGATGATGCTGCTCTCGTTCTTCCTCCGAAGCTCTTCCCATATCCACTGACGCGGCGACTTCCCGCCAGCGCGCTCGAGGTGAGTGGCTTTACGCATCGCCGCCACCTTTCTGCGCCTCGGCAATGGCGTCTTTGATGACTTTATTCATCGCCTCGTTGTGGGCTAATGCACCTTCTCTCGTTATATGGACGCGGCCAAGCTCTAAAAACAATTTGTTAAGGTCGTTATCGACCCACTCAAACTTGACGGCACCGAATAAAGGCTGTGGCACATAAACTGTTGTTCTGTACTCTGGTGCCTCCATCAACGGCATCGGCACTTCGATACCGGCGATGGTCATGGTTCGCGTCGGCGCAGGCTTGCGGCGGTAATCGTGCAAAACAAACCACAACGGTGAGCCATCGCATTTCCACCACCGTGATCCGTCGTTTTTATCTTTGTACTCCCACCGCTCCCACGGCTTATCCGTCTCGGCGGCATCATTCGCATACAGCGCCATCAAGTGTGCGTGCTTGTGTCCGCGTTTTGCGTCATGCTTGCGCCGATATTCACGTCCCTCGTGCCACGCGATGGGATACTTGCAATCCCGCCAGACAGGGTTTTCGTCGCTTGTGTACGCCCACTGCCACCGCTTCCACGGTCGATCAGTCTCCACTGCATCCTGCGCGTACAACGCTTTCAGTTCCACGTGTTTTTCGCTCATTTCATCCCCTCCTTATCGGCGGCGCACTGTTCGCCGCCATGTTGACCATCTCTTGGAAATGCTCAATACCCGAGATGGAAAGGCTCACTATCCAGTCGTCGAGCTTAAGCACGAGTCTGTACGGCCTTTCCTCTTCTTCCGTTAGCAGCTCCATGTGCGCTTCGCCGTAGCCAATCGTTTTGATTCGATCTTTTGTTTTTGAGTTTGTAATAAAGCCGTCAACCAAAACGCAAGTGTTAAAAACCTTTTTCGGCACACGCAAAGGAAAAATCTTCTTCATCACCCTCTCCTAACCGGCGCTTCACCTGTGTAAAGATTCCCCTCGCCAACCGCCGCAAGGTCAACCGTGTCTAACGCATCGCGCAGCGCCACATCTTTGATAACGGATAAATTCACACACACGCGCCGCACGCTCCCGTGCGCGATCTTCACGACGTGTTCGAGTAACGCCTGATCCACCGTGACGCCCTGACAATAGATTTTGCAGAGAAGTTTCGCGTCCTCGATGGATACCGGCAGCGCAGGAACCCACGCCAGAACGCGGCTGTGAAACCGCTCGTGTTTTTTTAGCTTCTGCGGGATGTTTTCTTCTCCTACCAGCAGCATCGTTCCCTGACTGCCCTCATAAATGTCGCGCACCAGCTCGATCATGCCGTTGTTACGGAGGCAAAAATCGAATTCATCAATGATGAGCGGCCTGCGCGATAGCCCGATCTGTTCGCAAATTTGATCTAGCATCTTGGCTATGGTGTTCTCCGCCGTGACGCCCATTTCAAAAAGGATTTTCTCGAGAAGCGTTTTCCGGTTCCACGCCGACCGCACCTGCACGTAGTAGCCGCGCATCTGGTTTGCAATCGCTGTGCAAGCATAGGTTTTTCCGCGCCCGGGCGCACCGTAAAGCACGCCGATTCCCGGTAAACCTCCCTCACGCGCTGCCATGTTCTGCAAAACGCTTGCAGCGACGGCAAGGTTTTGCAGCATTGCCACGCCGTTCCCAACGTTGTCTTTTTTCCTGCCTTCATTCATAATGTCCTCTCTTTCTTTGTTTTACTGCTCCACTCAAGCGCCAGATGCCCTAACATCTGGCGCTCATTTTTTCTACCATCAAAAAACCTTTGTACTCAGGCGACTGTGGGTATTTCTGGATCCAACTACGCGCCCAGTCGCTTGGCAGATCATCGGCTGGCAACACCGACAAACGCTTCCATTCGGTGTGCCTCGCTTTCGCCGTTTTCGGCACACACCATTCCTCCGCTTCGATCACTTTGCCGGCGTCGGCAAAATGATCGTCAGCCCCCTTTTCAAAGGGGGTGGACGCCGAAGGCGGACGGGGGTTTGTGCTTTCAACCCTCTCCCATTGCGGGAGAGGGTGGCCGGAGGCCGGGAGAGGGGTGGCAACCATTTCGTTGCCCTCAACAAAATGGTTTGGCTGCATCTCTGCCAGCTTGATCGTCGTTAAACCCGGGATTACAAGCGTGTCCACCTGCTCAATCGCAGGCTTCCCGCGCCGCTCGGCCTGCACCTCATCCAAGTGCAACCGCAAACGCTTCTCACGTCCTGCAGCGCGCTTGTCCCGTGCCTGCTCGACGACGCTCATCGGGTAGTAATCGGTCTGGTTGCCGTTCAGCTCAGCAGTGCAGACAAATCGCTCTTCGTCGTCGTAAACCCACACCCGCGACGCATCGTGCAGGTCGTAGGCGACGCGCAGTTGTGACCCGTGCCACTCTTCGAGTTCCTTTGAAAAATAGCGGTTATTCCACAACACGACTTCGCCACGCTGCACCGTCCGCAGCTCATGCGGACGCCAGATGATCGCTTTCTCGGCCTCGCTCAACATGTGCGGCTCAAACCCTGCCGACACCTTCTGCGCCCACACCTCATTCGGCGTCATGTGGCGCGTGGTTCCGTTGATGTTGATTTTCGGCAACGTCCGATGTGGCCTGTCGTTGTAGCGCTGCACAGCGGCCTCACAGTGATTTATAAACGCCTGCCAGCCGAGCAGCGGCATCTTTGCCGATACGCCAGCCTCGCGCTGTTTAAGCGCCTGCCGACTGATCTTGTGTGTCAACTGCCGCGCCTGTCGATCCATGTCCGCGCCCATGTACCCGGGCAATTCCTTCGCGGCCTTGACCCACAAGGTCTTGTGCAGCCGCTCGATCACGCCGCGCGCTTGGCTGTTGTAGGGCACCGAGTGCACCATCTCGACCGCCAATCGGCTCATGAAGCCGGTGGCCACGTCCTGCATCATCTCGTTGACGTAACCCGACCCGTTGTCCACATAAAACAGCGCAGGGATACCGTTTAATTCCACCGCGTGCCGGAACGAATCCAGCACAGCGAGACGCGATTCCGAGAGCGACACCGACCAGCCGACCAGGCGGCGCGTGGCGATGTCGATGACGCTGGTGATCTCCGGGCGAAATGGCCTGCCGTGATAAGGATGCTGCACCTCGGCGTCAAAGGTGTGCCCGTCGGCGCTGTAGATGTCGCATGGCAAAAGATGCTCGAAACGCCGACGGCGGCAGGGCTTGATTGACTTGATCTCACGCGGCCCCATCCGGCCAACTTCGCGGCTGACGTGACCGACTTTTTCGAGGAAGCGGCGTACCTGATGGATCGACGGCAACATCCGCTGCGGCTCTGTCGACCACTCAACCGCGAACCGCTCAAAAGCGTGCTGCACACTCGGCTTCTCAGGGCGCTGGTAGTAACTCATAAACACCGGCGCCCACGCCGGAACACTCATGTCCCGCTGCGGCACCACCGGCACCAGCGACCCGCGCTCGGCCTGTTCCATGAATCGCAGCAGGCTACGCACCGACGGCAACGCCGCCGCCGATCCGCGACCCCGCGTGTCCTTCGCAAGCTCCAACTGGCGCATCACCTGCTCCGGCAATTCGCCGAGTTTCGCCATATCCAGCAGCGCCGTCGCCGCCCGCTGCCGACAGTACCCAGTGCGCTGCATCACGGCCTCAACGGCGGCGATCACGCCACGCCGAGCATCGGCGATTAAACGCTGACGACCCGTCGCGCTGGCCTCATACGCCGCCACCGATTCCGGCGTCCGAACCGCCAGCGCCGTCACCGGCGCAACCGCCAACACGTTACGAGCAGCGCGGCGTTTAATTTCCTCTTGCGCCGCGACCGGAAGCGATGACACGGCATACAACCGACCGCCGCCGCTTCCCTCACGTTTTATCCACGCCCACCCCTCGACAGTTGCGCGTCTCAATATATTTCGCTCTGTGGATGGCAACCCCGGCAGCTTCATTTCTGCCAGATCGCGGGCGCTGTAGTGTTCACCTCTCATAGCGTTTTCCACAAACGAAAAACGGGGCTGCCCGCCGGATCAATCCGGGAGTCAGCGGCAGCGGGCAGCCCCTGGCTGATGGGATGGGAAGGCACCCCGTGCGGTAAACTGTAATGGCTGAAAAAAAACAGACCTCACAGGAGCCCTCCCGATGGAAGAAAAACATGACGCAACCACAGACGATCAATTGCTTGCTCTTCATGGTGCGTTTAATTGCCTTTTGAAAACGTTGTACGAGTCCGGGCAATTGGACAAGGACAGGCTTTACCGTCATCTATGCAGCAACGCGAATTTTCTTGAAGAAAACGGTTTGCCAGAGGCCGCTGCGGCGCTTGATGAGATGCGCGGGCATCTCGATTCGCTTTTGCCAACTCGATGAAATACGGCGCTATGTAAGGCGTCTTTGTCATAACTGGTCTCCAAAAAGCCCAAGCTCCGGCTCGGCGTGTTTAATGACGTTCTGGCGCTGATAGGCTAGATCGGACAAGGTGATGGATAGCGCCTCGACGGTTTCTTCTGCCGTCGCGCGCCCTTCATAGAATTTCGCCAGTGTCGAAAACGCCTGCGCGAAATTTGCCTGCGCCTCGGCCAGCGTTTTTACCGACGCGCCACGTCCAACCGGCACGTCGATAACGATCCGCCCACCCGCCACGCACAGGTACTCGCTGATGTAGCTGCAACAACAAAAAGCCTCGAACTGGCGCAGCCGGTTCAGAGGCATTGAGCCGTCAGCCAGCCACCGATACACTGTCGATAAAGGGACGCCCATGAGGTCGGCCAGCATCTTCGGCGGACGGCGCAACTTGTCTGCGGCATGGTCAACGCACATCTGGATAGCCTCGTCCAGACTTGTCGCTCGCCGTGTCCTGTTGCTTTTTCTCATGTTGTTTTACCCTAATCGAGAATCGTTTCACTTGCGTTTAAACGGTCGCAGGTTCAAAATGCCCTCACTTAAGCGGCGCGGCGCTCTTGGAAGCGCACAGAGCCACAACGTAATGAGGGATTGATGACGATTTGAGGGCTAAAACTTCTACGGGCATATCGCTCCGGCCAAATGGTTTCTGGTCGAACACGTAGCGCTTCGGCGACAATTTGTTCTGCCTTCGGCCAATCGCGCCGCAGAACCGCATTCAGCGTTGTTCCGCAGTACCCTTGTTGCAGTGACAGCTTGCGTAGCGTCGTGCCATTTTTTCGCAGGGCAGCGATGATGTCTGCCGGGTGCCAGTCCTGTGCAGTTTTTTTTGCGATCCTGTTTGCGCTCAT